TGTATTTAAAAAGAATTCTTATAACCAATTTGCTAACAAAATAGAGTCAACATTAGCTAAAGAAGGTTTAGATAAAACATTACAACCTAGAGTATATGCAGCATTAGAAAGAATTAAAGATACAAAGGGTTCTAGTGTAACACTTGAGAATATGGAAATATTAAGACGTATTGGTCAAGCAGCAGGTTCTAGTGCAGACGCATCTGAAAGACGTTTAGCAAGTATTTTAGTAGAAAACCTAGATGACTTTGTAGAAACTGCTCAACCTGGTCAATTAGCCAAAGGTTCATCTGAAGCTGTTAGAGCTTTAACAGATGCTAGAGACTTATGGAAGCGTGCTAAGAAAACAGAAATTATTGATGACTTAGTAGCTAGTGCAGACTTGCGTTCTGAAGCAAACTTTACACAATCAGGTATGGAACAAGCATTAAGACGTAAATTAGTTAATTTAGCTGATAACCCTAAAGCATTAAGAACGTTTACTAAAGAAGAACAAAATGCTATCAAACTTGCTGCTAAAGGCGGTCCTATACAAAATCTATTAAGATTTGTTGGTAAACTAGCTCCTACAGGAGTTGTATCTGGCGGTGGTTCTGTTGGCTTAGGATACCTTGCTGGTGGTCCAATAGGTGCTGTTGCTACACCTGTTGTAGGCGGTCTTGCTAGAAAAGGTGCAGAACAATTAGGTTTGCGTAACATAGAACAATTGCGTAACAGACTTGCTACAGGCAATGCTCCTATCCCACAAGTATCTACTAGAGGTCTTATTGGTGCTAGAGAATTAGCAGCTCCAATTATTAACCCTATTAGCGGCTTACTCAATAATCAAGAATAAGGAATAGTAATGGTAAAGGCAGATACAGACTCACGTTTAAGTACGCATGAGGAAATTTGTGCTATTCGCTACGAACAAATTAATGCAAGACTTAAGCGTTTAGAACAAATATTATTAGGAACAGCAGGTTTCATTATTGTTTACTTACTAACTAATGGAATGAAATAATGCAATCATTAAGAAACTTAATAGCATTAATTGTAGGTATGTCTATAGGTGGATTACTAGCATTATCTATGGATGCTAAAGCAGCAGATACAACTACTATCAATTACAAAGGTCAACCACCACCTAGTGCCATTAGCCCTTCTATAAGTGCTTTTAGCCAAGACGTTTGTATTGTTCCTGTTACTGGTTCTGTTTCTAGTACATTGTTTGGCGTAAGTGGTGGCTCTGGCTATAAAGACGTTAATTGTGAACGTATTAAACTAGCTAAGACTCTTAATGACTTAGGTCTTAAAGTAGCTGCAGTATCTATCCTTTGTCAAGATGACAGAGTATTTGAAGCCATGATACAGTCAGGTTCACCATGTCCTATAAACGGTTCTATAGGTGATGCTGCTAAACGTGGCTGGTATGAACGTAACCCTTCTATATTCAAGAAACTATATGGCGAAACATACACGATACCGCTTGTTCCTGACGAGCCTATTACTACTTCTATCACTAAAGGTAAATAATGCTTATGCTTGGTATTGTAACTATACTCCAACGCCTGAAGGTTATATGCTTCCAGGTTCTCTCGTATGTAATGGCATTGAAAACGAAGTTGCTATCAGGGATTACTGGTGCAAAAGTTATGTCACTCATGACCCAATTTGTGGTGCGTATCAAGTCCCTGCTTGTTCAGACTTGGTTGAAAATCAAACCACAGCTTGTACGTTACCTCATTATAGCGGTGCTGTTAATCAAAGCAGGACTTTTAATTGTACTGCAAACGCTTGGTCAGCTTGGACAGAAACTAGCAACAATTGCACGCAAGACCCTCCAACGTGTCAAGCAAGTACTGAAACTAGACAACTAGCCTGTCAACCAGACTACGTAGGTTCAGTTACAGAAAATAGAAATTCATCTTGTCCTGACCCTTATGGTAATGATGTATGGGGAGCATGGGTAGAAACAAATAATACATGTGTTAAGAGTGCTACAAATGTCACCAACGTGAGTTCTCCAGTTAGCCCTAGTTCACCCCTTAACCCTGTAAATAACCCACCACCTGCACCACCGCCTGCTGTTGCTCCAGAGGTAAACCCATTAGCTGCACCTGAGCCACCTAGAGTAGAGTCAGCTCCTGTTAAGGTTGAACAACCAAAACAAGAAACTAAAAGCGAGCCAAAAGCAAAAGAAGACAGCCCAAAAGACCCACCAAAGGCTGAACAAAAGAGTGAGAGCAAGGATAGTCCTAAACTTGACGTACCAAAGGGTAAAGAGCTTGTACATGGCTTTGGGATAGTCCTTTCTTTAGAAATACTTAACAGACCTATTATACAGCAAATTGAATTAACAGATGCTTTCAAATTTGATACGGAGATAAACAATGAGTTCGGAAAAAATCAAAACCTTCAACTTGAGCTTATCCAGCTCGGCACTTCTGAAGTTGATTTTAGTAGCATTGCCAATAGTAGCTGGCTCGGCATACGCAGGCATAACTTTTTACAACAAGATGGTTACGGCAATTGAGGCTGTTGACAGTTTAGACTTAGCTCCTATAGAGTCTAAGTTAAATGGTTTAGAGATACAAGTTAAAGCAATAAATGAAAGACAATACCAACTATCTGAGTCTATAATGAAAGCTAGTGAAAAGTCTTCAGATGCTATTGCCAACTCACGTGAGACTTCTGCTATGGTATCAGGACTACGTAAAGAATTAGAAGCAACCGTAAATGCAATGGATGATAAACTAAATACTGTTAAACGTAGCACAATGAACCCATTATCAAAATGACATTTATTACAGAGAACAATATAGCAAACTTATATTCAGCTCTGATAGAAATGCCCGTCTTTGACGAATACAAATTACCACCGGCATCTAAAGTAGACTTTGTCATAGTCAATGATAATGCTATATGTGGAGAGTATCAACCACCAGAGTCAGGTGAACCGCATGTTATTACTATAAGTGTAGCAAGACATTCGCATTTATATCCTGTTTTAATTACACTCTGCCATGAAATTATACACATGTGTGTTTATTTAGACTCACCAAAAACAGAACAATACACAAGTCATAAAGGCTTATTTCTTAAACTACAAAAACGTGTAGCCAATACATTTGGCTTTGACCCAAAGGAACTATAAATGTTTAGTATTATCTCAGGAATTTTAGGCTTTGCTACTTCAGGTTTACCATCACTACTTGGCTTCTTTCAGCAAAAGGGTGACCAAAAACATGAACGTGAAATGGCTCAACTACAGAACCAACAAGCATTGCTTATGGCTGAAAAAGGTTTTGTATCACAAGAAAAGATTGCTGCAATTGAACTAGAAGGAACGTACGCAGAAACGTACGCACAAGAACGTGAAGCATTATATACACATGATGCTAAACTTGTTGCTGAAGCAGCACCTTGGGTAAAAACTCTTAATGCTTCTGTAAGACCTATTGTAGCTTTTACATTTGTAGGATTATTAGTATTTGTAGATGTAGCAGGTCTTGTATGGGCAGTTAAATCTACAGGTGGCTTTACTCCTGAAGCAATGGATGCAGTATTCTCTAGTGACGAGATGAGCATAGTAGCGTCAATTATTGGCTTTTACTTTGGTTCTCGCACTTGGGAGAAAAAACGTGAAAGCGTCTAAAGAAGTAATTAAGTTAATTAAACACCATGAGGGAGTTCGTGCTAAACCTTACAAATGTCCTGCTGGGTTGTGGACTGTGGGTGTTGGTCATCTTATCGGTGATGGTAAAACGCTACCAACGGAATGGAATAAAACATTTACTCAGGAAGAAATAGATGCAATTCTTAAACGAGACCTCAACCGCTTTGAGTTGGGAGTACATAAGATGTTACCTAACGTGCCTCTTAGACAACATGAATTTGACGCTATTATTAGTTTTTGCTTTAATCTGGGTCTTGGATGCTTTCAGCGTTCAACCATCCGTCAAGCGTTGTTACGTGGCGATAAAGAAGCGGCTATGGAGTCGTTAGTTAAATATTGTAGAGCTGGTGGCAAGATATTAAAAGGTTTACAAAACAGAAGATTAGATGAACGTAAATTGTTTTTAGGGTTATAATAAAGCATCTTAACCCTAGGAGAGTAGTTTGAAATATAAATCAGTTCTAGTCATATCTGACCTACATATTCCATATCATCATCCTGACGCATTTGCGTTTCTAAAAGCATTAAAGACTAAATACAAGTTTGACCATATAGTCAACATAGGTGATGAGCTAGACCAACACGCTATCTCTATGCACGAACATAACCCAGACTTATATTCTGCTGGACATGAATTAGAAGAGTCTAAAAAGCATGTAAAAGAATTAGAAAAGATATTCCCTAAAATGGTCTTAGTTCACTCTAACCATAGTTCCTTAGTTTATCGCAGAGCATTAAAGTATGGTATGCCTAAAGCATATCTAAAACATTATAATGAGTTCTTAGGCGTTGGTAAAGGCTGGGAATGGGTAGATGACCACACTATAACCCTAAGTGATAACTCTAGGTGTTTCTTTACTCATGGTATGTCTGCAGACGTTTTAAAGGTAGCCCAGCAGTATGGAATGAGTACCGTGCAGGGTCACTATCATACTAAATTCAGTATTGGTTATTACAGTAACCCAGATGCTCTTATTTGGGGTATGCAAGTAGGATGTTTAATACATCAAAAGTCTATGGCATTTGATTATGCTAAAAACTTTAAGAGTCGTTTCATTGTAGGTTGTGGAGTTATTATTAACGGTCAACCAAAGCTAATGCCTATGGTATTAAAAGAGAATGGGCGTTGGAATGGTCATGTTTCTTAGGACAATTATGCAACGGTCAGAAGTAGAAATTATCTGTAATCACATGCTAGGAAGAGTGATTGTATCTTGTGAAGCATTACATGGAGATAGCACTATAGTCATCACATTAGATGACGATAGCATGATAGAAATAAGCGGTGAAGAACTAGCTATCTATGGTGAACTAACACCAATGGATGACTGATACCAAGCGTCTATATAGTCCTTTAATCCTTCTACTCCATTACCAAGAATAGCAAGTTTGTTTTGGGTAACCTTATAAAAGTTATTTACTTCAGTTCCTGTATCATCACTATAGCCATTTATAACTAATACAGTAAACTTATCTTGGTCTGCTAATGCTTTTAACAGTATCTTTTGACCTAGAGATATATCTTCATTCTCACGTTTCCATTCTCCAATAAGAAAGTTTCCACGTCTCTCAAAAACCATGTCAATATTAGATGGCATAGCTTTTGGATTGTCTAGTATTACACCTCTTAAAAAGCCAAAGTCTGTATGACTAGCATACACATTACGCATAGCATTAGACACAAATTACAATACCATTAGAACCAACTTGACATACGGTTACAGACCCATCTGGTGCTAGTATAGTAGTAGTTTGACTAAATGTCTCTTCAGTCCAAAATATAGCTAATGCAGCCATCACTATAATAAATACCCAATATGTTTTACTCATCATCAAATCTTTGTAATTGAGCTTCTAGTTCCGGTGGAATATCAGCTTCATTATCTCTAGTAGTTTCTAATAGTTTATTCTTATACCAATCAGACTTTTCTAAATCTTGTTCTGGATTATCTTTAAAAGGATAACGTAAGTCATATTTCATCTTACAACCTTTAAGATAACCAATATATTCTTCTTTAGTCAAACGACTTTTAATCACATCTATTGCTTCTATACCACCAACTAAGTAATGCGGTGGTCTATTCACTAAATCTACCATATCTATCCCCTTAGAAAAAATAAATCAATTAATTCATAACAACCATAAGCAAACCAACCCATACCGCCAACAATCAACAACCATACTATTACTTCTAATATCTTTTCTGCTCGTCCCATTTCCCATACTCCCTGCCTACAGTTACAGAAACATACGTTCTATTCTTAAATCGTTTATCTAATGTGTTATTGTAAGTCCACTTAGGCAAAATCAAGTATCCTTCACTCTCTAAATACTTTAATCTTGTTCTAGCAATAACGCATTCTTGCACAATTTCTTTAATACTGCAACCAGGATGTGCAGTAATATATCCTATAACAAACTTTGCTTGTCTTTGGTCGTCTAGTTTAGTGTACATCTTTTACTCCATGCAATTGTTCTATAAGTCTAGCAAACTTAAATATCTTGTCAATCGTTATTACTTGACTACCGTATCCAAATGCTTCTTTATATGCCTTTATAATTTCTTCTTGTGTAAGTGGTTTAGAGTCCACCATGTGCCTCCGTTAATTTCTTACTATCGTACTTAGATAATCCTTTATACTCTTCTACAGGCTCACCAGGAACTAATGGCGTTATCTTAATATGATGCGTTGTATTCTTTAAGTCGTTTAAATATGATAGTTGGTTAGGATGAAATGACCATAAATAAGACTTCTTTAGGTCACCAGACTTAACATCAAACTCTTCATAAAGCCATGCCACAGGTTCTTTTTTAGCCATTAGTAAAACACCATCCTTCCAATTTTTTTGTTTGGTTTCTTATCCCAGATATATCTCATATCTACACTATCGTCATGAAAGTATAGACTATTCCCTACAGGATTTGCATGTTTTTTAAAAAATACTGTATCTATTACAAGTAGCTTGGTTTTAAGTAATGCTTCTTGGTCTATATTCTTTTCATTAGCTTTCATCATGTTTTCTATACCAATGAACTGTCCCCTAGCATAAACTACTTCACACACATCACGACCAAATCGTTTAGACCTAACTCTGTTCATAATGACATTAATAACCCCTAGCTTTTCTTCTAGTGATTGCATGTTGACTTCTGTATAAACAGCAGTTGCTATACAATGTACATCATGTTCTGAAATATGTATATCCATTATCTACCTTTAATGATTATCTGGTGTCTATCAAACCCACACAAGCGTATAATTCCATTATATTGTGCAATTAAGCATAATATATTACTTAAGGATAAATACCATGTGGACAACTCCAGCAGCTACAGAAATGCGTTTTGGCTTTGAAGTAACTATGTACGTAATGAACAAATAGTTATAAGCAATTGGGGATGCTCCTAGAAAGGAACATCCTCATCTGCACCTTCAACAGCCGGTGCACTTCTTACTTCCCCCTGAGTTTCTTTTAATTGCACAGAGCCACTAATAAACTTACCGTTCTTACCTTCTCTAATCCAGCCACTAATTCTAAATTCAATACCATCTACATTAGCAGTACCTGTATAGTCAGGTCGTTTAGGATTATCACCTTTGTCATTCTTAAATAATGTAAACGTGTTTGTATTGTCATATTCAGCCATCTTATTGCTCCTTTGGAAATAATAATTTATCTTCTTTTAAATCTATATCAAATATGGGTTTGCGTTTCCAACGAGTAGGTTCTACATCATCTTCTACAAACTTCATAAATTCTAACGCTAAAGGTTTGTACCAGTCAAACCATTCTTTACTTCTTTCAATAATTTGTATAGTAATTCCTTTTGGTGTCCACACTACAAAGTAACATCTTGGAGCACCACATACTTCCATTTGTAACTGTGTTTGGAAGTAATAACGGTCTGGAATCATACCATAAAACTCCTGGCTATAAGGACACTTTGCTTCTATTGGCAGCCTGTTTAAGAACCCATCTGGGCTTGCACCTAATGGTAAATCAGGATGAACAATTAACTTATTACCAGTTTCAGTAATCTCTCCCATAGCTTTTTCAAACTCACAAATAGCAAGATGTTCATTAAGATTACCCCAATCAGTCATTTCATTACCTTCAAATGGAGCTTCTCTTAAAGTCATTTGACGCCATAGCTTTTGTCTTTCATATACAGCAGACCAAGCATTACTAGCTGTAATAATATTATGACGTCTATTGTCGGTTAAATGACTCATGCAGACTTCTTGAGTTCATTAGCATAATCACGTAATTGAGTTTTAGCATTTTCTGGTAGTTTAAAGAATGCTTCTTTTAGCTTACCTTCTTTTAATGCTTCTTCTAATTGTGTTTTAAATTTACCTAATTGAGACTCAGTTACTTCAACTTCTTCTTGTTCTACAGGCTTAGCAGAGTCAATAGAGTCGTGTTCTACAATTTCAAAAGCATTTACCCACAGGTAACGCCTTAAGTAACTCTGAACCGCTCCTAAATTTTGTACTTCATGACAACCTTTTAAAGCTGCTGAAGACATAGGACATTTAAACTCAATAAACTGTGTAGCATCATCTATGTCTGTAATAGTAAGAATTGCTATGTCTGTATAAAATGTTACTGTGCCACAGATACCCACCTCATTAGAAATTTCTTGAATAGTAGGTAAAAAGTCACTTAGTTCAAAATATTGGTATCCTGCAAATTTATTCTTACCAGATTTTTTAAGCTCTGTATTTTGCAAGGCAAGTCTAGCTTGCATTAATTTTTTATGAATGCTCATTTATTCTCTCCTGTTGTTTGGTTTCCATCTCGTGCAACTCCTGCATCACTTGTTGGTAAAATTGGTCTTCCATTCTCTCTCTCCCATTTTTCGTTATCTAATTTAAGTTCTTCAGTTAGTCTTTTAAGTATTATTGCTATATGTTCTAGTTCTGTAGCCATAACATCCCCACTATAATTAAAACTAATATGACAGTCAAGATATTTGTTGTTATATGTTCTTGATGTTCCGTATCGTCATGTTTATAGTCAACACCATATCTTTCACGATAGCTTCTAGGTGTTTTATAATGCCATTGGTTATACCAGGTATTATGTCTATCTTTATCCCATCCCCAATTAGTCATCATGCTTCTCCTGTTGTTCTAATAAATGCTCTGCTTCTAATTCTTTTTGCTCAAGTCTTTCCATATCATCTAAATATGCGTCTGGGTCTAAATGTCTTTCCATTATATTGCTCCTGCTAACTTGCCCATAACCCAAAGGCATAAAGCTACATAAACCCAGAATAGTATTGCTGTTGCTATCATTGTTGAAATTTTCATGTCTCTCTCCTAAAGTTGACAATTGAACTCTAAACCCATAAAAAACACCTGTCAAGTATTTTCTATATAAAAAATAGTTTGCTTATAGATTTTATTCATGATAATCTTTTTTGGCATTACTAACAAAGGAGAGCAGCATGCGTATTAAAAATTGGGATAAATACCAGCATTACAAGCATAAAAGTGATATGAAGTGGTTTAAATGTTATGGTCGTGATATTTTAAATGACCCTGATTTTATGAAAATGGATGATATAAAACAGGCAACTTTATTCAAATTATGGTGTTTAGCTAGTGAGTCAAATGGCAAATTACCACAAGTATCAGATATTGCCTTTAGATTTAGAAAGCCTATCAGCTTTGTAGAAAAATTAGTAAAAGAATTAGATACTTGGCTTATAAGAAATGAAAGTATAGAGCAAGTCTATACAAATACTATAACAGATAAGAGTAGATTAGATAGAGATAAGATAATAAAACCCATTATGCGTTTTGATGAGTTCTGGAATACCTATCCAAATGTTCGTAAAAATAATAAGAAGGGTTGTTTAGAAAAATGGCAAGCAAAAGACCTTGACTTAATAGCTGATAAAGTTATAGGCTATGTCAATATGATGAAAGAAACTAAATCATGGAAAGAAGGGTTCGTGCCAGCACCTATGACATTACTTAACCAAGAAAGATGGGATGATGGAACTGTAACTAATATCCGTAAAGTTTGGGAAGGTGGCATCTAGTGAACATAGGTGAAGTAATAGATAAACTAACAGTTAGCCAATCAACAGTTCAAGAATTTTATAACGAGGGGTATGGACATGCAGAGTTTAAGGTTAAAAGTACGGATTTATTTGCTGATAGTTTGGTACAGTATTTTAGTGAGGAAGTTCATAGTGGTAAATCACTTGGATGGATTAAGACGGAAGATAAGTTCAGGGTTAGGGCTTCGGAACTAACAATCCTTACTGGTGTATCAGGTCATGGTAAATCAATGTGGCTATCACAAGTTGTTTTGTCTATGATGAAACAGAATACTAAATGTTTAATAGCATCTTTAGAAATGAGACCTGTGCTTACATTAGCTAGAATGATTACCCAGGCATTAGGTTCACCTGAGCCAACAGATGAGTATATACATAAGTTTTGTGAACGTGCTAAAGACAAGTTATATATATACGACCAAACAGGAAGCACTAAGTCAGAAGACATGATAGCAACTCTGCATTATGGAAAGCATGTATTGGGAGTTGATGTATTTATTATTGATAGCTTAATGAAATTGGATGATGTAACTGAAGAGTCTTTAGATGGACAGAAAAGACTTACTAATTCTTTAGCAGTAATAGCACGTGATTTACAAGTAAGTATTTTTTTAGTAGCACATACTAGAAAACTTAAAGACGAAGCAGAAATACCAGACGCTACAAACATTATGGGAAGTTCGCATATTCGTAATTTATGTGATAATATTATTTGTGTATGGCGTAACAGATACAAAGAAAAGTTGATAGAAGAAGGTAAGACTTCAGATGATGAATTAAAGATTATTCCAGATGCTAAGGTCTTTGTTCAGAAGCAGCGTAATGCACAATGGGAAGGTTCATTTAACTTTTGGTTTGACCAAAAAGGTTTACGATATAACGAGAGTCCACCAAGATGACCATAAATGAATTTATCAAACAATGCAAAAAAGTATTTGGGGATGACATTCAATACAAAGCAACTTCTAAAGACGGACAAGTATTTAAAACGAAAGGATGGAGAGATGATAAAGTGGGCATTAACCAAAGACAACTTACCTCAGCTTATAGAGAAGCTAAAAAATCTTGACTTTACTAAACGTTGGCGTGTAACAGTAACAGACGCTAAACTTAACCGTAGCCTAGAACAAAACGAAAGATTATGGGAATTGTATACAAGCATAGGTCAGCATCTTGGTATTGAGAAAGACAAGATACATGAACTTATGGGATATAAGTTTTTACGATACCAAACAGAAATTGCAGGCATGCCTGTAGAGCTTATAAAGTCAAGTACTAAACTAACAACTTCAGAAATGACAGAATACCAGCAACAGATAGAAGTATGGGGTCAGACTATGGGTTGGGGTTGGGATTATTAGTGAACTATCGTAACCCTAAACTACTTAAACTAGCAGATGGTGCACCATGTATGATGTGTTCTATGCAAGATGGAACTGTAGTATCTGCACACTCTAACCAATTACGTGATGGCAAAGGAACAGGTATCAAAGGACATGATTACCGTATAGCTTTCTTATGTCACCAATGCCACCACATGATAGATAATGATAAGATGTTAGATAAGCATGATAGAATAGCAGCATGGGAAGAAGCACACCGTAAAACTATAGGTTGGTTATTTACTAACGGACATTTGGAGGTAAAGTAATGGGTAAAGGTTCTGGAAGAAGACCATTGTTAATTTCTGAACAAGAAGCACAAGATAACTGGGACAAGATATTTAAAAAGAACAAGAATAGTGATGACGTATCACCACACACTTATGAATACGAACTCAATAAGTCCACCGGTAATGTAGAAAAAAGATTTAAAGAAGGAACATCTAAACCTAACGAAAGTCAATTTGATGGCAACTAGCCCAACGCAGTTAAGTCTTAAAAAATTACGAGAAGAAGGATACACAGTAGCAGTAGTAGAACATTGGAATAGTTTTGCAAGGATAAGACAGGACTTGTTTGGCTTTATAGACCTACTAGCTTTAAAAGGTAAAGAAGTATTAGCGGTTCAAACAACGACAGCAGGTAATATGTCAGCTAGAGTAAAGAAGATAGGTGACCATGAAAACGTAGGGCATGTTCGTGAAGCTGGTTGGACTATTCATGTGCATGGTTGGCACCAAGACGATAAGAAAAAGTGGCATTGTAAAATTAAGGATGTATCGTGAATACCAGAGATAAAATACTAGCTTACCTTACAGAACCTAAAGCTATAAAAGATATAGCAGCACATGTAGATGGTAATTACAATACTATTAAAAACTTGCTTGTCACAATGAAGATGGAAGGTCATATACACGCATTCAAAGATAAAGATAATAGACTTATGCACTATTACATTCCACAACCACATCCACTACAAAATATATTTGGACACACAGCAAACTTCACAGAAGACCAAATAAAAGGTGTTATCAGTCATAATGCAGATGACGCTAAACATAACCTTCAGCAAAGAACTACACAAGAAACATTTGGACAAAGCGTAGCTTATACGCTAACACAATATGATTAGTATGGAACGCTTATTGTCCATCCTTGAGGATTGGGCTTTATGGATGAAGTCGGATAATCACCGTTTGGGTTATCCATCTAAATCAATTGGTCTCTCGTCAGGAGGCGAGTCAACTAGCGAGGCATTTGAAGAGATGTGTTCTGCCCAGGACATGAGTAATGTTAGAACCATACACGCTATTGTGCATAGCTTAGAACAAGGGCAACAAGACGCTATTTATGCTAAATACTTAGGTGCTAAACCACCATTAGCCTTTTACTGGCAATTAGACATGGCATACGATAATTTACTGACAATAGCAGAAAGACGAATAAACGCATAATGTTGTTGAACAGATATAGCAAAGTATGCTATAATACTACTTGTTGGACAACTCCTGTCCGTTAATAACGTAATCCCACAAAAGCCTGACCATAC